TTTGTAAAATGTGATACAAAAATATATTACTTTAACTTACTCAATACTTCTTCAAACTTGTCAGATTTACTGCGATATGAAGAAGCACTTTGTTCCAGTACATCTATAATGTCATCTACAATAATTTCAGTAGAAGCATCAGTATCAAAGTATTGTTGGATTGCTTCGGACAGATAACGTTTCCGACTCCATTCCAAACTGTAGGGTTTGTAGTCCATGATATGAATATTATATGACTGTATTGTAAGGTATCTATGCTTGTTTGTCAAGCATATTAGTCTCTTTGTCGCCAGTCTTCTGGTTTATCCTCAGTCCACCAGTCAACCATATCATCAACACTTTCAAAGTATCTTTTACCAAAACGTTCATTACCAAGTCCACCTAGATCTAATTGATTCATGAAATCATCAAGATCACCTTCTTGCATGTCTGGGTTTTCTGCTCTTCTTCTTGCTTGTCTAAGAATAGTAGCTGCAGAACGATTAGACTTTGCTAACTTCTCTGCCCAGATCATGTCGCTTAATTCCACAGATTCACCTTTCACAATTCGTTCGCAGATTGCTTCAAGACGAAGACGATACTGTGTAGAGAGCATAAACTTCTCCAGATATAGTGTATTTAGTTAACGCTCAATATAACTTAAGGTATGGTCTTGAGCGTAGAGTTGCTGAATAATAATGTCGCAACCAATCTTTGGGTTGCAGTCTCCACAGGTGTATACATCTACTGCAGCCTTACCTTCCTCAGGCCAAGTATGAATACTAATATGACTTTCCGATAACAAGCAGATTACGGTAACTCCTTGTGGTTCGAACTTTTTTGAGATGGTTTGAATCACAGTAGCACCGCTTGCGGCTGCTGCATTTTCCAACAAGTCAATAAGACAATGCTCGTCGTCCAGAAGGACAAACGAACATCCATATAAGTTAAGAAGATAATGCTTTCCCATTTACAAAGGATCGTCCTCCACTTCCTGAATCATTTTACTAATAATATTTTCAGTTCCATCCATCGTCTTTACTGCAAACAAAGACGACTTTTGATACTTCTTTAATTTTTTATATCTTTTTAGAAGTCTATCGATGTCACCTCTAGGCATTTCGACTTCTACTTCAAATCCTTCGCTCATCTTTTCTTTTTCTTTTCAGGTTGTTTATATCCCCACAGTTTGGGATTAACTGTTCCGTATCCAAAATCAATTTTTTGAACGGCACCAGGACCATACTTATCATAGTATAGATCAAAAAGATCTACCATCTTTTTACAACGAGTTAGATCAACATAAGTTTGACCGTCAACAACATACCAAATAAGTCTAGCATCATTTGGAAAACTTTTGTCTTTTGCTGCTTCTATTGTTGTCTTTTCTAAAAGAATTTGACATCCATATGCAGAAGGATCATTAGGATTAATATAATTAGTTCCCATTTTTTTCTCCTCTACATTAACGTCCAAAACAGCACTCATGAACGACCACCCCAGCGAACATCAGGATAGGCTTGAGTGACAATTTCCTTTGTGATTTTGTATTGACTGGAAAGTTTCTTATCTTTGACAAGGCACAAAATCTTGGCTTCATCTGGATGGAGACCTTCCAAGATCTGAATAAACATAGTCTCTCTACGGATTTGTGAAAGACTATCATTACCACCTCTTACAAAGTGATAAAGATTTTTGTGCTCTCTTCGCAGAGAGGTGTGATCTGTACCAACAGGAACTTCATTCTCTTTATAAGGAACATCACCCTCTGGAAGCATTGAGATTACACTTTCATCAAAGTTCCAGATGAAAATAGTTTTCAACGCATCAGTTTCATATTCCCTGAGAATTTCAACTTTCTTCTCACTACTTCTCTGCTTGCTAACAAGATCAAGAATTTCGAAGAGAAATGGATTTGGTGGAAGTTTAACTGCTTGAGTAGAGGTTGATTTTTTTCTACTCGTCGTCGTCTTCTTCGTCGTCGTAGTCATAGTCATTTTCAAATCGTACTGCTAAAATTTCGTCTGGTATTATATTCCCATTCGTATCAAACATCTCTGGATGAGTGTAGACTGGCTGAGTTTGATAGAAGTGCTCTTTTGCTAACCACCCTACCACTCCTCCGACAAAAAAGAACATAATGGAAACCAGTGTTCCTATAGTTAGAGTTACTGCTAACATTTTTTTCTCCAGAGAGGTTTATTTTTTTCTAATATCGAAGTGAAAATCGATAAAGAGATGAAACTCCCTGCGGAAGAGAGAGATCATTTTACCAAACTTCACTTGAAAAGTTTTTGGTTTTTCTGATCTTCTTCTCCTATTGCGTAGTAATAACTCAATGCCCCGATTAATTTGGGGTTCTGACTTATTTAGTTTGCTTTTTGCGTCTTCCTGGTCGTCTATCATGACTGTATTTCCAGGCATCTTCTAAGATGCCATACAAGTAATTTCTTATTTTTCGTGCTTGGGGTTTAGGAATGTGACCGTAACCCTCACGCAACTGTTTATGCATTTCATCAGATCCACCTTCAATATAATCATCAAGATCTAATACAAGATTATTGAGTTCATTTGCAGTAGAACTTTCTATGAAAGCATCAACTTCTATTTTCTTTGTTCCACGAATTTTAAGGTAATCATAAAATTTTAACACAAATTGGCCGTTAAAAGCATAATCAATTGCTTTTTCAACATCAGTATAAACTTCGTGAAAATTATTTTCCATTAAACCAAATTCTGCTCCTTCAGATACTGAACGGCATCGGTGCATCCTCCGATGTGTTTTTCATTGACAATTACTTGAGGGAAAGTAGATCCAGTCCCAAACTCAGAATAAAACTCTTCACGAGTAAAATCAACACCCAATTTATAAATTACGTGTTTGAGTTCTGCTAATTCTAATACCTGTTGGATCTTAGTGCAATAGGGACAACCGTCTTTTGAATAAACTGTAAATATCATAATTTGAATAAAACTGAAAGTTATTTAGCGTTAACTGGAATTCCTTGACCTTCAGGAAGCCATACTTGTTGTTGAAGTTCCATTGGAGGAAGTTCTTCTTTTGCTGCAGGTAAACCTTGTTGTCCTGGAAGTTGTTTATCTGTTGTAGAAGTTACGGTAATCACTTGATCCATAATAAATTTTTGCTTTCGATATGATCTTCTGTCTGGATCAAAAGAATATAACATTAAAGCATCATTTACATCACCACAGTGAGCGATAACTTTACCAGTGATTTTGTTTGTCACTACCCAATAATCATTCATTTTTTTTTCTTTGGTGGTTTAGGTGGTCTATAAATGTTTGGCCATGTATCTCTAATAATTTCTGCCAACTTATATGGTGTCTCCGAACTAATCATTAAAAAAGGAGGGTTTCCCCTCCTAGTATATCAGAGTGCGTTGCCTCTTGGCAATACCTCTTCAGGAAATACAAAGTTCTCATGAGGTTGATCCACAGGAGCCATCCAGGCACGTAGACCTTCATTCAGAAGAATGTTCTTTGTATAGAACGTTTCAAACTCTGGATCTTCCGCTGCACGAATCTCCTGAGATACAAAGTCGTAAGCACGGAGATTAAGAGCAAGTCCAATGATACCGATACTAGAGGTCCATAGACCCATGACGGGAACAAAGAGCATAAAGAAATGCAACCAACGCTTGTTACTAAAAGCAATACCGAAAATCTGTGACCAGAAACGGTTAGCAGTAACCATCGAGTAAGTTTCCTCCTCTTGCGTGGGTTCAAAAGCCTTGAAAGTGTTTGCTTGGTCGCCATCTTCAAACAATGTATTCTCTACAGTTGCACCATGAATAGCACAGAGCAGAGCACCACCTAGGATACCAGCAACTCCCATCATATGGAAGGGGTTGAGGGTCCAGTTGTGGAACCCTTGAAGGAACAGCAGGAACCTGAAGATTGCTGCAACACCAAACGAGGGAGCAAAGAACCAACTAGATTGACCCAGAGGGTACATCAGGAACACGCTGACAAATACAGCGATAGGACCAGAGAATGCGATTGCATTGTAGGGACGGATACCCACCAGTCGAGCAATCTCAAACTGGCGAAGCATAAACCCGATCAGAGCGAAAGATCCGTGGAGCGCCACAAAAGTCCAGAGTCCCCCAAGTTGGCACCAGCGGACGAAATCCCCCTGAGACTCTGGACCCCAAAGTAGAAGAAGAGAATGACCCATAGCATCTGCAGGCGTCGAAACAGCTGCTG